AAGAGAGGACGGAAAAAAGATGGTAGAGGAAATAGAGAAAATTACTGACTACAGAATCATCAAGAGTACTGAGAGGGAAGAGATTATCTATTAGGTCTGACCCATCCTCTCTCTTTCGGGCTAAGTTTCAACCTTTAGAACCAACAAGCTAAGTCAAAATGGCTATTCCGATTAACGAACCTCCGAAGGATCAGAATAAGGATAAAGGTCTCTGGAAGAATGGGGATGAGTATCATGAGATCTCCCAGATGGACAACGATTATCTAGAGACTGCATTCTATCATTGTCTCAAGAAGATTGGCTCTCACAGTGAACGTATCAAAAAGTCCATTTCTTCACTCAGGAAGTTTGAAGAGAAGAGTCGTGAAATTTATACTGAGATGAAGAAACGTGGCATCGAAGATAAGGTGGACGACACTCCAAGTGAAGCCCTTCACAAAGCTCTAGGTGAACAAATAGATATCAACCATGGCAAAGAAACAAGCAGACGTAGTAGTCTATGACATCGAATCATTTGAGAATTGCTTTACTGTTACCTGGAAGTCTCTAAATGGAGAACCTGAGTACTGTGTTGTGTGGAGAGACACAAGGCAAAATCTTGTGAAGCTTCTGGACATGTTTGAGAATGCAGAAGATACATTCTTTGTGGGATATAATAGTATGGAGTTTGATGATCAAGTCATCACTCACATGCTTAAACACAGAGAGAGTCTTCTAAAACACTCAAACGAAGATCTCACTCAGTCTCTGTTCAACTTCGTACAGAGAGTGATCAATGACGACTTTAAGAAGTACAAGTACTCTGCTCCATTTCAGAGAATAGATGTTCAGAGGGTTGCCAATCTCAGGAAGTCACTGAAAATGGTAGCTATCAATCTCAAGTGGCCTCTTATATTTGAGTTTGGTAAGAGCTGGACAGACAGGATCAACTCCCCGGAAGAGATAGAAGAGTTGCTTGCCTATAACCTCAATGATGTAGAGATCACCGAAGAATTCTTCAAAGAGATTAAGGAGGACATAAACCTGAGAGCCTTTATGTCTGCGAAATATGGGGTAGATGTTATCTCCAAGCCAGAGCAAAAGGTTGCAGATGTTGTCCTTCGTAAACTCTATGAGGAAAAGACTGGTGTACCTGATCGTGTGTTCTCTCAGCGAAGGACACAGAGAATGAACAAGATTGACTTTGGTGAGATCATTGATCCTAGTATCTCATTTCACAATGAGAATTTACAAGACCTACTCAGTGATCTTAAAGACACTGAGCTAGATGTATTTGCTAGGGGCAATGAAGGCTATGAGTCTGCTGACTTTGAGAGGCATGTTACTGTTGGCAACATGGTATATAAAGTTGCCAAGGGTGGTCTTCACAGTGAGAATGAACCAGAGTTTCTAGAGTCAACAGAGGATGTAAAATTGATAGATGCTGATGTAACTAGCTTCTATCCTTACATTGCCTTTACCAAGAACGTGTATCCTGAGCATCTAGGTGAGGATTTTGTAGATCTGTTGGAAGAGATCACCAAACTGAGGGTAGAGTATAAATACTCTGACGAAGAGGGATCTGATCGTAACTCAGATGTACTGAAGATAGTTATCAATGCCACCTATGGTAAGTTTGGTGATCCATACTCATGGCTCTTTGACCTGTTAGCTATGTACTCAGTTACTATCAATGGTCAGCTTGAGCTACTCAGGCTCATTGATATGCTAGAGTACAATGGCTTCGAGGTAGTGTATGCCAACACTGATGGTGTGACTGCCAAAGTCCCAAAAAATAGAATGGATGAGTATAATGAAATTCTGGAAGAGTGGGAGGATGCCACAGATATGATCTTGGACAAAGACCATTTCTCAAAGATGGCAATAGCAGATGTGAACAACTACATCGTTGAGTTTGAGAATGGCTATGTCAAGCGCAAGGGCAGGATGAATAAGAACAGGCACAAAGGTAAGTTTGGCATAGGTAGATCATTTCATAGCCCCGTGGTCCCAATGGCTGCTGAGGAATATCTTCTCAACAATAAGCCTATTCCTGAGACCATTGCAGAGCATGATGATATCTATGACTTTTGCCAAGCCCAACGTCCAGGTAGGAAGTTTGACATATACTACCAGTGGATAGAGGATGGTAAAGTCAAGGAGAAAGAAGTGCAACGCTCAAATCGTTACTTCATTGCCCGGAAGGGGAGAGGAGGGCAATTGCTAAAGCGTACCGAAGAGAAAGAACTTCGGATGGTAGCTGGAGAAGATGTTGTTCTTCTCAATGAAGCTCCGGAAGATGAAGAGATGTTACGTGAGGTTGTGGATGATCGATACTACATTCAAGAGGCACGTAAGCTAGTTATACCAATTAAAAATAATCAGCTAAGTCTCATATGAGTGAAGAAGTAAGAATTTGTCCAGCATCTTCGGATTCTCCAGAGTTACCTATAACTATTGAGGTAGATGGAGATGAAGAAGATCTACTTGAAATCACGATTACCAAGGAAAGAATATACTTCGACAGATTTGGAGATCCTAAGAGCAACGAGACACAAACCATGTACTACACCTTCGATGATCTTCTCAAAAAACTAAAAAACAACTATGAGTGAATATGAAGTGCATCTTAGTATGACCTATGAGGCAGATGGCTTCATAGAGGCAGCTAGAGAATTCATCCTTAATGTCTGTAACCCAGACACAGAATGGACTCTATCTGTCAAACGTCTTGAGGATGGAGAAAAACAATCGATAGATGTAGAAGATATAAGAAAACACAGATATGAGTAAATCAGAACGCACATTGAAACAGGAATCTATCATCAAAAAGTGGGACAGACAGGGAGGGAGGGCGGGCACTGTTCAGGCAGCTACAGGCTTTGGCAAGACCAGGATTGCCCTGATGATCCTAGATGAGCTAGGTCTGACTGCCGAGATTATCGTTCCTACTCTCTATCTTCAAGGTCAGTGGCGAGAGAGACTCCAAGACTGGAATCTCTCAGATGCTGCTGATGTAATGGTAATCAACAGTGCAGTCAAGGAGAATAATGACGTAGAGCTTCTGATCCTAGATGAGATTCATCGTTATGGATCAAAAGTATTTGGGAAGATCTTCCAGAAGAGAAATTACGACTATCTTCTTGGCCTCACTGCCACTCTTCCTAAGAGTGGAGAGAAGTACAGCTATATCAGGGACTATGCTCCAGTCATTGCTGAAATTCCTCTTAAGGAATGCCTAAGAAATGAGTGGGTATCACCATTCGTGGTGTATAACCTTCCTATTGAGTTGTCATTCTCAGAGAGAAAGCAATATAGTGATTTGAATGACAAATACAACTATCACTTCTCTAGATTTGGGCATGATTTTAATCTAGCAATGAAGTGTCTGAAAGATGATGACTTTGCTAGACAGTATGCCCGTCAGAGGCAGTGGAAATATAACAAGGTCAAGAAACATGCAGCACAGTGGATCCGTAATACTAACAAGAGAAAGAAGATGCTGTATAATCTAACGTCAAAGCTAAAGGTAGGGAAGAAGCTTATCAAAAAGTTTCCTGACAAGAAGATTATCAGCTTCTCTCAGACTCAGCAGTTTGCGGAGAGATTGTGTGAGTATGCAAAAGGTCACGCTGTCCCTTATCATTCAGATATGACGAAGGGAGAGAAAGAGGATGCGATGGAGCTATTCCGGAAGGGAGACAGGCATGTTCTCTCTACGGCGAAGTCAATGGATCAGGGTGCAGATCTACCCGATCTAAGCATGGCTCTCGTCCTTGCAGCCACCTCCAAGCCCCTCCAATCTATTCAGAGAATGGGCCGCGTTCTCCGGAAGCAGGAGGGAAAGCGAGCAATCATCGTGGAAGTCTACGCGAAGGATACTCAGGATGAGAAGTGGCTTAAAAAGCGGCAAAGAAAAACACCTAGAAAGGCAATACATTATGTTAATGAACCAGATGACATCATCATGGAACCAACACAATCATGATCTCAGACACAAAGCGTTTGATAGAGTTTCTAGGGGAGCACGATATGTCTCCTAGCCAATTTATGTTCTGTTGGATACTCTATCTAGATAAACAAGAACATGAAGGTCAAACTCTTCCCTCTGAAGGCAAAGCTATTGCCAATATCTACCGATATATTGAGCTTGTAGGTGAATGGACCTACGCAGAGATAGATGATCTGGTAGAAAGAGGTTATCTTCATGGTGAAGAGGATAGTAAGGGTTTTTACTATCCAGATCAAATGGAGGTGACAGAGAAGTTTGTAGATGCGGTATTCGTATCTATGGAGGACTTCGAGAAGTTTATGAACGCCTATCCTAGCTTTACGGAGAATTTCAGTGATCCGAGAAAGGGAGATATTCCCTTAAAAGCTGTTGATATGGAAAAGGTGGAGCGAATCTTTAATCTCAAGGTACAGACTAAAGTTGAATTCAAGCGATTGATGAAAGCTTTAGAATGGGCTAAGGAAAGAGATGAGATCAAGATGAATATCTTGAACTATATCTCTGGAGAAATCTGGAAGGCTCATCTTGAGAAGATGCAAGAAGAAGCTCCGCAGGTTGATCACAAATCAATCAACTAATCTATGTCAGAGCAAAAATACTGGGATCTTTTCAAGAAGCAGGTAGACAGAGGCATAAGAGGAGATAATATCTGGATACCAGTGGCTCTTGATAAGCTCAAGGACCACATTGGTATTACCAAGCGCATCTATACGCTTCTTGGTGGTGATCCAGGTACAGGTAAGTCTGCTTTTGTTCATCTTAACTACATTCTACATCCCTACTACTGGTGGAAAAAGGCTAAGGATAGAGGTGAAACAAATGTAGATCTCAACATTATCCTGAGATCTATGGAACGCTCTAAGCACTTNACTATCGGTAAGTGGGTATGCTGGATGTTGTGGCAAAAGCATGGAATTCTCATGGACGTTCCAACTATGTATGGTTGGGGTTCTGCTGATAATAACATAGGAGAAGATGTGTATGGAAAGATACAGCAGACCAAAGAGTGGTTCTATGAGATGGAAGAAGAATGTCTCACCATAATTGATGGTGCAGACAATCCTACTGGAGTGTACAAACATGCCAGAGGTGTAGCTGAGGAGCATGGCAATAGATACAAGGCTTCTCAGTATGAGACAAAGTATGATCCAGATGATGAAGATACTTTATTCATCTTCATCCTAGATCATATCGGTTGTCTTAGTTCAGAGAGAGGCTTTAACGAGAAGCAGTTGCTCGACAAGATGAGCGAGTATCTTCAAGAAATGAGAGACCTCTACGGCTGGCATGTCGTAGCTGTTAATCAGTTTAATCGTAGCCTCTCAGATACTACACGTAGGACGAGAATGACAATGGCTCCTGAGAAGCAGGATTTCAAGGGCTCAGGCAACATGTACGAAGATTGTGATATTGCTCAGGCTCTCTTTAATCCATACCAGTATCACATTGACGAGAACATTGGGTATCAAGTACAAGATTTCGTCAATGCACAGGGATTCAATAGATACCGCTCTAACTACGTGTTAAAGAACACCTATGGCATATCGGATTTCTCCCTGGGGATGAATTTCTTAGGCGAGATGGGGCACTTTAGAACGCTAGTCCCGCCTGAGCAGATCAACACTACTCTTCTCCGAAAATACAGGGAGGGCAAGCGGATCTGAAAAACACTCCCCCTGGTGTCCTGTTCAATAATTCGCAATAGGTTTGTAACCAACAAGCAACACAGCATGGCAAGAACTATCGGAGTACTAGGTCCAAGTGGTACAGGGAAGACTACTTCCATGAGAAACCTAGATCATAATCGTACTCTTCTTATTAACATTGCAAGCAAAGAGGTTCCACTTCCAGGATCCGAGAGTAAGTACAAGAAGAAGAGTCAAGTGGGTGAAAATGAGAAACATAACAGGGTAGATACCCACGACTCAAGAAAGATTGAGAAAATCCTGAAAGGCGCTGACAAGAGCGGTGACTTCAAGAATGTTGTAATTGACGACATTCAGTACTTGATGAGCTTCGAGTTTATGCAGCGCATCAAGGAAAATGGATGGGACAAGTTTCAGGATATCGCTCTCCATTTCTACAATGTCATCCAGAAGACTAGAGAGTTACGAGATGACATGAACGTGTTCTTTCTAGGCCACATCTCAGAGAAAGATGATGGTCTAAAGGGTCTTAAGACTGTCGGTAAGGCTACCGATCAGTATTTGAATCCTGAAGGTCTATTCACTATGATCCTCCAGACCGAAGTGTTTATGGAGGAGGAAGAACTAAGTGATAGATTCAAGTTCATGACTCAATCTGATGGGGAAAGGGTATGTCGTTCTCCAATGGGAATGTTCGATAGTATGTACATTCCTAATGATCTCCAGTTGGTCGTGGAGAGAATTGAAGACTACTACTAAGAGGATAATATCCTTCTGACCTTCAACTGCATCAATAACTAAGAGTATCAATACCTTTATGGCTAACGAAGAATTTAATTTCGGAGCTAACACCGATAACATTCAAGATGAGGAGCGAATCCCACAGCTAGATGTTCCTTTTCTTGGAGAGGCATATCTGAAAGATGTGCGTCTTGACAATCAGCTTGGCAACGATAACTACCGAGTGCTCCAGATGGAGTTTGTCTGTATGCCTCCCAATGAGGCAGGGTTCTCGATGGAGAGTGCCAAGCAATATCGAGTTACAGAATGGGAGCCTGACGAAGAGGATGCTATTCCCGATGGTGCTGACGAAGACTCAGTGATTCAGAAGATGTTGGATCGTCTTGCATATCGTCTCAAGTACTGGATTGGCAGTGAAGAAGAAGCTGCGGAAGTAGTCCAGATGAGAGGCGATTCTCTTGCTGAGGCATGGGACAACCTGAGAGAGCGTATTGTTCAGGCTATGGATGAGCATGTTCCAGGAGAGACAGTAGACAATCCTCACGAGAATGAGGATGTGAAGGTTGTCCGTATCAAGGTTCTGGGTTCTGTCTACTTCTCTAGTCGGGATCAGACACAGAAGTCTAGTTTGGGAATGCCTAACTATAAGGGTGTTATCTCAGACGAAGACTCTGAGTATCCTGTTAGTCTTGGTCCACGAGAGAAGGACGACAACAAGGAGTGGGCTGACTTCCAGAGCAGTACTCCCTCTGATACAGGAGACGTAGAAGCCGAAGATGATGAGTATGAGTTTTAGATCTATCTGATTCGGCTTTTTGTGGATGAAATGAGGGGAGGGGGTGGGTTTACTCCTATCCCCTCCCTTTTTATATTCCTGTACGCCTCACGACTATTCTCCTGAGCCTCACCAGTAACATAGCCGATGGATTACTCAGCAAATGTACCTATTACAAAAGAGTTTATACTTGAGAGAGTAACCCAAGAGGACATATTCGAGCATTACTTAGGAGTAGAAATTCAGACTAGAAGACAGTTTTGTAACCCGCTTAGACACGATGAAAATCCTACTTGTAACTTTAGCTATCATGGACAGAAGCTGAGATTCAGAGATTGGTCTTGGCCCAGACCTCTTGACTGCTTTGATATTGTTATGAAGATGTATGACCTGAGCTTCAACGATGCTCTAAAGAGGATTGCGGCTGACTTTAACCTTGCCGGAACCACAGAAAATAGTCATGCTGTCCAACGCTTCAAGCAGATTCAGAGAGCCAAGGGAACCGCCAAAACAACCAGGATTCGAGTCCGACTATCCTCTTTCACAGACAGAGACAAGCGGTATCTAACAAAGCATGGAGTTCACGGAGAGCAATGCAAAAAATTCAACGTCAAGCCTATAGATAGAATATGGGTCAGGGGTAATCTAGTGTGGGGATATCAC